AATGGAATCATTAGTTGAGATCGAAGACGAAAGTTTTGAAATTGTTAAGGAAAATCATCAGCTGCTGAAAGCAATTGACTGGAAGCTTTGGGAAATCCTAAAGATTGCCAATGCGTTTGCAAGAGCACAGAATTTAAGAGCACAGAATTTAGATGTTACAGAACCTTTCCCAGTTGACAATGACAAAGATTAATGTTACACTATGAAAGTTATCACAATTACATAAAGAGAATGTACAAAATGACAGAAGCAACTAAAACTTTTATAAAAATTCGAACAGAATTTGAAGGATATCATTTTTATCCTGACGCAAGTAAAATTGATCCTCGTATAAAATTTCTTGAAAACGAACACAGACATATCTTTAAAGTAGAAGTTAAAATTTCTGTTAATCATTTAGATCGAGAATTAGAATTTTTCTTAGTAAAATGGGCATTAAATGGTTTTATTAAGAATGGAAATCAAAATCACAAATCGTGCGAAATGATTGCTACAGATATTTTAGAAAATCATCTCATACCTTTATACGGAAAAAGATATTACGAAATAGTAGTATCTGAAGATGGCGAATCTGACGGTATAGTCGAATACTTACCTTAAAAAATCATTAGCAAAAACAGGAAAAAAACGAGGACCAATGAGTGAAGAAACAAAACTAAAAATTTCTAAAACTAAGGAAAAAAATGCTAATAAAAAAGATTGACAACGTAACTTAAAGATGCTACTTTATACATGAGTAATAACACTTACTTGTTTTTTATCCCTCAACACAGAACTAAAGGAATATACAACTATGGCGATCACTAACACTACTGTAACCAAGCTGTTTGATGACCTTGATACATATCGTGATTACTGTCGTTTCGAAGGCAAAGTCTTCGAAGAAAAGGCACTGTACAATAAGAAGGACTATAATTGGCAGGCCTATGAGAAATATCAAGGTTGGCTTCGCGCAGTGGCTCGTAACGCTAATCGAGATAACGCCAACACACGGAGACGTTAATGACCATATACATTGTAGATATTGAAGCAGTTGACACTCGTTATACTAAGCAGTGGAAAGAACATCTTCCACTTCAACTGCGTCATGCTACAAATGAACATATAGAAGTCATTAGTGGAGGAGAAACGCCTCAGGCTACTACGCCTGGGGCTTTTCTCAACTTTGGCGGTACTAATGTTTACAAATCAAAGCAGTTGGAAATCATAGGCGAAAAGTTTTGTAAGGGTGAAATCAAGAATGGAGATTACTTCTTATACACAGACGCTTGGAACCCCACTGTGATTCAACTCAAGTACATGGCAGAACTGCTCAGTGTTGACGTTAGGATTGGCGGTATGTGGCATGCCGGCAGTTATGATCTACAAGACTTTCTTGGTAGACTAATCGGCGATGCGCCTTGGGTGCGTTCGGCAGAACACTCAATGTTCAGTTGCTATGATGATAACTTTTACGCAACAGACTTCCACGTAGATCTGTTTGCTAGAGGTGTGCTAGACTGGAATGAGGAAGACTGGACTGGTACTCCTTACGAAGCTAACAGCACTATACAAAGAGTAGGTTGGCCCATGGAGTATTTGAAGGATACTCTTACACAATACAAAGGCATGGAAAAGCGCAATCTTATACTGTTTCCGCATCGTGTTGCTCCTGAGAAGCAGGTGGACATTTTCCGCGACCTAGCAGAACAACTACCCGAATATGAGTTTGTTGTTTGTCAAGAACGTAGTCTTACTAAGAACGAATATCACAACTTGTTAGGCGAAGCTAAACTGGTGTTCTCAGCTAATCTACAAGAAACACTGGGCATTAGTTGGTATGAAGGCGCACTGGTAGATGCTATCCCTATGGTGCCTGATAGACTCAGCTACACAGAAATGGCACTATCGGAGTTTAAGTACCCTAGTGCGTGGACTGAAGACTTTGCTAGTTATAGACAACACAGACACGAAGTTGTAGCACAGGTAAGAGAATACATTGAACGTTACGATGACTTCGCAGTAGCTTTAGAAAAACAACGTACAAAGTTAACCCGAGAGTTTTTTAGTGGTGCTGCGCTGTATGAGGCAATTGCTAATGGAAGATGATGAAGAATATTTAATAGATATAACAGAAGCTTCTACTATTAACATTACCGTGCCCAGTAATCTCAGCACAGGCGACATATGGTTAGACACCAGCACTATGAGTACAAATGTTTACACTGATAGTTATGACTGGATAACAATTACAGGGGACAGCGGCAGCATTAACCTTGACAATATTACTATATCTAAGCCTGTGGAGTTTGAGGATCAAATGCCCACAGTTGCTAAAATAGAAGATATGTGTAAAGATTACCCAGGTTTAGAGAAGGCTTATGAAAACTTTAAAACAATTTACAAAATGGTTCACCAAGACTGGCAAGGACGACAAGATGCTGAGCAAGACAAACTTTTCTGATTATAACCCGGCAGGCGACTTTATCAAAAGGTTTCGTGAGAGACAGCGTAAAGAAAAAGAAAATTATGAAATGATTAGGAGTTTAGTAGAAAATGAAGTGGCTTAAAAGAAAACTTAGAAATTGGATTAATGAGCCTGATTACGAAGGTGGCGACAGAGGTATGGCTGTTAGCAGCATGGATGATACAAATAGACCCGACACTGATCCTATTCTTACTTTCCGTATCTATAGTGCTACTAACGGTAAAGTCCTTGAGTTTAGGCGATATGATCGCAAAACAGATCGCAACGACAACAGCACTTATATTATCGAAAAAGATCGAGACATTGGCGAGTATGTCAGCAAGTGTCTAAGCATGGAGTTGCTAAAATGAAAAAGAAATATTATACTTGGCAGGATGTAGAATCTGCTGCTGATACAATTATTGCACAGATGTGCAAGGATCGTTGGTGCCCCGACTATATCGTTGGAATTACTCGTGGAGGATTGTGTCTTGCTACGCTGCTGAGTCACAAGCTTAATGTAAGAATGGAGACACTTAAAGTAAAGCTGCGAGATGCAACAGAAGACGAATCATGCGAAACAAATTGCTGGATGAGCGAAGATGCTTTTGGTTATGTAGATCTAGTCGAACAAGAAACTTTGAAGTGCAGATGGGATCTACATAAACGAAAAAATATCTTAGTCGTCGATGATATCAACGATACCGGAGCAACGTTTGAATGGATCAAGAATGACTGGCAAGGTAGTTGTTTGCCAAAAGAAGAATCTGCATGGAACAGTATATGGAACAATAATGTAAGATTTGCTGTTATGACAGAAAATACCAGTAGTCAATTCGAACACGTTCGGTATTACTGGAACGAAGTAAACAAAGCAGAAGAAGATGTATGGTTAGTATATCCATATGAATAAATCATCAAAAAAGGAGATTGATATGAAAAAACAATTAATTAAAGCAGCTAGAATGCACGCCGAAGGTGAACTAGAACGTGCCAAAACTAATATCATGGTATACATGAATAACTCAACCGGTATCGGTGAACACAGCGACATTGTTGAAGCTATCCAACTAGAACTAGATAAGATGGCTGCAGCCAATGATCGTATTGAAATGCTTGAGAAATTTTTCAAAGAATAAATAATCACATGTCTGATAAAACATATACTTTACTTTTTTTTGAAAATAAATTTTCTGAAGTTTCTGACAAAGATTTTATAGAAACTTATAAAAGTATTGTAGAAGTTCCTAATCAAGACATAGTAATAACATTGATTAGAGAGGTTTGGGATTGGTCCAGTTTTAACGATTGGATTAAATCTATTCAAGCCTCTCTATCTCGATATAATCATACTGTATATTTTATAGTAAATAGCACCTTTAATTACAGTGAAGTTGATGATTCTTTACATAAGTATATCTTTAGTATTGATTTTTTCCTCTCCGACGCTGTATTTCGGTACAGGTATGACCAAACTTTAAAAATAAATGCAAAATGGAATAGTGACAACAGTCAAGTATTATTCCTTTCAGGAAAACCTGATTACTATAATAGATATCAACCTGTACTATATTTGTCACAACAAGGTCGATTACATGACTTTGTTTACTCGTATCACGGAACTAAAATTAGTGACCTTCGTGACATAAACATGTTTTATCCAAATCAGTCAAACATTGTCAATACTTTAAAAAAATTATCTAATATATTAGACATTGAGTTTCAACGTAATCATTATAGCGGATATCCTTTCGACCCTAATCTTTATAAAAATACTGTATTGAGTCTTATACCAGAAGGAGTATTAGACTATCATACTAGTGGACTAATTGATATCAAAGACTTACCTTATAGCTACTCTCCACTAAATGCTCCGTTTATTACTGAAAAAACCTATAGAGCAATTCTAAATCATCACCCATTTATTATTTTAGGAGAAATGAATTCGTTAAAATATTTAGAAAGCATTGGGTTTAAAACATTTAGAGAATATTTAAAGTATCCTGATTACAACGAGGTTGAACTATTACAAGATCGAATCTTATATGGTATTGAAAATAGTTTATACTTTCTTGATACATATAAAAAATATCAATCTGATATTGAACGAGACACTAAGCATAATTTTGAAAATTTAATTAAGATAGCCAATAGTCAATGGAACAGTATTTCATTGTTTAATGACCGTAAATTATTTTTAGATTTCTATCTAAATTGTTCTTATGAATTAGATAGAAAAGATATTTCAAAGATTGATTGACAAAAACCTAAATATATGGTATAATGCTAATATGTGTTATACTACTTTTCATGGCAATCCACTGCCTTAACATCGGAGAAATAAATGAAAACATTATATGAAGAGATCCGCGCAAAGATGCGCGACGACGGTAAAAGATTCTGGGCCGGTGATAACATTTCAGAATATATTACAGAAACCAACAAAGTAGAATTGATTAACGAAGCAGCCCTGGCATTTGAAACAGTGCTTGATACACTGTTGATTGATAGGGCTACTGATCCCAACAGTCAAGGCACAGCACGTAGACTGGCTAAGATGTACTTTAATGAGATTATGAGCGGACGTTATAATCCCGCTCCTAGTGCAACTGCATTTCCTAATGATAGCGCAGACCGTTACGAAGGCATGTTGGTTGTTCGTTCAGAACTGCGCAGTATGTGTAGTCATCACCATCAGCCTGTGAGTGGTGTAGCATACATTGGTATTATTGCTGCTGACAAACTGATTGGACTTAGCAAGTACACACGTATTGCACAGTGGTGCGCTCGACGTGGCACACTGCAAGAAGAACTTGCAAACGATATTGCTCGCGAAATACAATTAGCAACTGATGCAGAAAACTTGGGCGTGTATATTCAAGCAACACACGGATGCTGTGAGAATCGTGGCATTATGGCAAGTAGCAGTCTTACACAAACAACTGTACTTAAAGGTGCATTTGCAAACGACATGGGAACAAAGAAAGAATTCTTTGATAATATTAAATTGCAACAGGAGTTTGCACGATGATAGGCGATTATATTGCAGTGATCATTGCTAAGACATTTATCATGATAGCATTTATGTTGGGCATAATTAGTCTTGCAATTGAACTTTATACAGGGAGTCTTCCGCTATGAAATTACGTTATTCAGAAGCATTTTACAGCGTACAAGGTGAAGGTAAATATGTAGGAGTTCCCAGTGTATTCCTACGCACCTTTGGTTGTAATTTCAGATGTCAAAATTTTGGATTGCCACGTGGCACTGAAAAAGGTCGATACAATCCAGAAGTGGCAAAACTAATCGAAGCAGGTGTACACGAAACCACAGAACGCTTTGAAGACCTGCCATTGGTGTTTACAGGCTGTGATACATACGCCAGTATCTATCCTGAGTTTAAACACTTGGTACATGATCGTACTATTGATGAAGTGGTCGATCACTTGTTGAGCCTTACGCCCGAAGGTTCCTGGACCATGGCAAATGGTCAAGATGTTCACCTTATCCTAACAGGCGGTGAACCGTTACTTGCTTGGCAGCGATTGTACATTGAGTTGTTCGAGCATCCCAGAATGAAGGATCTTAAAAATGTTACGTTTGAAACAAACACTACACAATGGCTACACGCAGATTTTAAAAACTATCTCTCAAATGACGCTAGATTTAGAACTACATTTTCTTGTAGCCCCAAACTATCTGTTAGTGGAGAATCTTGGGCGGATGCTATCAAGCCTGATGTTGCTGCTGATTACTACAGTGTTCCTGGTGCTAGTCTTTATTTCAAATTTGTTGTGGCTGATGATGTTGATGTTGAAGAAGCCGGGAGAGCAGTTGAAGCATATCGTGATGCGGGTGTGGAATGCCCTGTGTACCTTATGCCAATGGGAGGTCGTACTGAAGGCTATAACCTCACCGTACAGGAAGTTGCGAAACTGGCGATGGCAAAAGGATGGCGATTCACTCCCCGACTCCACATTAGCCTATTCGGAAATGCCTGGGGAACTTGATAAAAACGTCAAATACTTTAGAGGTATACACACAGAAGAACAATTTGAAAAGATAAGGAAAGGTTTATGAGAAAAATTACACTAAACCCCCGCATTGCAGATAGTACATCCTTTGATTGGAACAACGACTGGATTGTAATAAAAGAGAACGATCAACTAGATGAGTTCAGTGCTCCAAGAAAAGACAATCCATATCGCGGATATACAAAAGAACAACTAGAAGTTATACAAACAGTAAACCGTGTGCTTGAACACAACAATCAGCCAACTATGACCATTGAAGAAGTAGAGAATTTACTCTTTCCATTTGGGAAAGATCGGAAAATTGAAGCTGAAGACCTGCAAGCTCTTGCTGGGTTTAAGGTTGAAAAGAAAATCATAGCACTAGATGAGGAGTAATTATGAAACAGTGGTTAAAGCGTGTCACAGGAATAGAAGCTAAAGAACGTGAACTAGAACAAGAGATAGCTTTACACAGAGCTGCGGCTGAAGCAGAGGCGGAGCGAGCCGAAACCGAACGTACTCGCATAGCAGAAGATGAACTCGAACTTCTAAAAAAGAAAGACCCAAAGGCATATGCTACACGTCGCAAAGAGCCTTGGGTTAGTGTACTTGATGTTAAAGTAAACGAAGAAAATGTTCGCAACGGATTCTTTGAGATGGACTGGAATGAATATTTTATTCAACAGCTTATTCAAGCAGGCTACGGTACTGAGCAGGACCCGGAAGAAGAAATCGTAGATCGTTGGTTCAGAGACATAGTTTATAACATGTTGAGTGAAGAAGGACTTGACACACAGCGAAATTCAGGCTATATTAATGTAGTACCAATCGCAAAAGGCAAATCAGAAATATCATGAAAACTTATATAATAATCGATACCGCTAATGTGTTTTTTCGAGCTAGGCACGTTGTACGTGGCGATATCGATACTAAATTAGGTATGGCACTACACATCACACTCAGCAGCATTAAAAAGGCGTGGCTTGACTTTGGCGCGGATCATGTTGTGTTCTGCTTAGAAGGACGCAGTTGGCGTAAAGATTTCTATGAGCCCTACAAGCGTAATCGCAAGGTGACTCGCGATGCTATGACGCCGCGTGAGATGGAAGAAGACAAAGTGTTTTGGGAGATCTTTGATGAGTTCAAAGACTTTGTCGCTAACAAAACAAACTGTACTGTGCTACAGAATCCTCAGCTAGAAGCAGACGATTTAATTGCTGGCTGGGTACAGAATCATCCCAGCGACAATCATGTTATTATCAGCACAGACGGTGACTTTGCACAGTTGATTGCACCCAATGTAAAACAATACAACGGTGTTGCTAACATGACTATTACACACGAAGGCTACTTTGACGACAAAGGCAAAGAGGTAATTGATAAAAAGACTAATCAGCCTAAGCCTGCTCCGAACCCGCAATGGCAACTGTTTGAAAAGTGTATGCGTGGCGATACCAGTGACAACGTGTTTAGTGCGTATCCTGGCGTGCGTGTAAAAGGCACTAAGAATAAGGTTGGTTTGACAGAAGCTTTTGAAGACAAAGGCACAAAAGGCTACAATTGGAACAACATGATGCTACAGCGTTGGGTTGATCACAATGGTGTAGAGCATCGTGTATTGGATGATTACAATCGCAATGTTGTGCTGTGTGATCTTACTGCACAGCCTGATAATATTAAACAAATAATCGATAGTGAAATAAACAGCGTAGAACCTAAAGATGTAAATCAAGTGGGTATGCGGCTTATGAAGTTCTGTGCTAAATGGGATCTACAGCGTATTGCTGATCAAGCGCAGAGTTTTGCTGAACCACTTCAAGCAAGGTATATTAAATGACAATTAAAGCTAAACCTATTCTAAAAGATCGTTTCTGGATAGTTGAAAATGATGGTGAACGAATCGGCACACTGAGCTGGAATGATGAACGATACATGTTCAGCAACAGTGCAGAAACCTGCTTCTTTGACAATAAACTTCAAATAAAGAAAAAGTTTGGCGTAGACATTGAATGGAGCATTGTTGGGGATTCTGCAGAGAAATCACTGCCAAAAGACTTTACAGTTCATGGTTATCCTACCAGTGTTGCAGCATATAACAGTATGTATGATGTAAAGCGTAAGCTGCCACTGTTTACAAAAAGTGAAAAGTCAAAAAGCCTTTACTGTGCTGGCTATTATATTATTCGATTCGAAAAGGGTTGGGTCAAAAGCTTTTGTCCTAAACTGATCACAATTGAACGCTACGAAAATCGAGGACCGTTCAAATCAGAATTAGAAAGGCGTCAGGAGTTAAGTCGTGTCAACAATTGAACCTGTAAACACTGTTCCGCTACAACAGTTTATTCAACAAGTCAAATCAGCTGAAAACAGTCGAGCAAAAGAAGTAAAGCTAGATATTGCACAGGCAAAGAATCTGGCCTTTACACTCGGCATAGTTATGAGTAGACTACACGGCGAGTTAGAGCGATTGGTTGTAGAAAACAAGCAATCTGATGCTGACCAAGCCATCGAAGTACGACTGGATGGCGGCACAGGCTGGCAATAATCTGCGCAGTTTATACAAAAGAGAGATAAATATATATGTAGTTAATAAGGATTGCATATATGAGTCGGCCAAAGCCCGTAGTTATTTTAGAACACATTGATAACAAAACCTATAAAAGTGAACAGATACTAGAGGCTGATGCTATTTGGGCAGTGTTCTATCAAGGTAAGCCTTTTAATTTAAAAAGTGCCAATGCACTGACAAACTATCCTGGGCCGAAATACAAAAAGGTCAGCTTCTCAAATCCTGGTCATGCACATAATCTAGCTAAAAAGCTCAACATCATGTTTAAGTCTAATGATTTTGCTGTGTATAAACTTATCACAGGCGAGCAGATAGACGAATGAACTGGAAAGAAACATATACTAAACTGTTTCTCAAAGAACTAGGACACAGTATCAACGAGACCAGTCTCAAAGAATACATGCCGCTTTGGTGGCAAAATACACGAAACAAGGCTGCGGGCGGACTTAGACTCTCTAACGAGGGCCTGGGCATGCTGACTCAGATTGGCCTTGCTGTGTACGAAATACCGTGGCCCAAAGAGATGGTGCTTACTACACAGGTGATCATATTCTTAGATCAATTTATTGACTGTCCGTACTATCTCAACAAAGACAGTATCACAGTGACTAACGAGCGCAAGGCTGTTGAGCTTACTCTTTTCTCAGGGGATCTGCGCAAGTATGGCATAGTCAAAGCTATGACTAGATCAAAAAAAGAAGCAGAAGAATCCTAACTGTTTAAAATCATTGAAAATCTTTTTTACTAAAAAGGTTGACCTATTGCAGAACCAATGTTATATTGTATTTGTTAGTTAAACACACGCACTGGTCGAACTGAAAGGACTACAACAATGGATACTTCAACTCGTACTGTTACTCCAAACAGCGCAAAATCTTCAATTAAACACGCTCTGCGCAAGAAGCGCCCGATCTTCCTTTGGGGCCCTCCGGGCATTGGTAAGTCGGATATTATTCACCAGATCGGCGAGCAACTGAATGCTCACGTAATCGACATTCGTTTGTCGCTGTGGGATCCTACTGACATCAAAGGTATTCCTTACTTCAGCAGCGTTGACAACACTATGCTTTGGGCTCCGCCTAGCGAACTGCCTAGCCAAGAACTGGCTGATAAGTATGAGAACGTTGTATTGTTCTTGGACGAGATGAACAGTGCCGCTCCAAGTGTGCAGGCCGCTGCATACCAGCTGATTCTTAACCGTCGTGTTGGTACCTACAAGCTGCCTGACAATGTTATGATTGTTGCCGCAGGTAACCGCGAAGCTGACAAAGGCGTTACGTACCGTATGCCTGCTCCGCTGGCTAACCGCTTTATCCACTTGGAAATGGCTGTTAACTTCGACGACTGGTTCGGATGGGCTGTTAACAACAGCATCCACAAAGACGTTGTAGGTTACTTGACTTTTAGCAAAAAGGACCTTTACGACTTTGATCCTAAGTCGCCGAGCCGTTCGTTTGCTACTCCACGTTCTTGGTCGTTCGTGAGCGAGTTGCTCGAAGACGATCTTGATGCTGGTACCACAACTGATCTAGTTGCTGGTGCCATTGGCGAAGGTTTGGCTGTGAAGTTTATGGCACACCGCAAGGTTGCTGCTTCGATGCCTAACCCTAGCGACATCCTTGCTGGTAAGGTTAAAGAGATGAAGTCTAAAGAGATCAGTGCAATGTATTCCTTGACTGTGTCTCTTTGCTACGAACTCAGGGAGAGTGATGCTGCCGGCGATAAGAAGTTTGATGAAAAAGTCAGCAACTTCCTGCGCTTTGCAATGGATAACTTTGATACCGAACTGGTTGTTATGGGTATCAAGCTGGCACTGACGCAATATAACTTGCCTATCGACCCCGACGCCGTGGACTGCTTCGATGAGTTCCACGACCGTTACGGTAAGTATATTAAGGCAGCACAGAGCGTCTAAACAACAAAGTGGGCAGGGAGACCTGCCCACTTTTTCTATTCAACGGTTGACAACGATTGTAAATACTGTTATAGTTACAGCATGAACACTAGCACAGAGGTAAACTATGTCTACTAAACAAACTCAAAGCAAACTTAAGAACTGGGAGCCTGACCCAAATATTACTGGCGAAGAACTAGAGCGTATGCGTGTAGAAGTATATGATCGTATCGTTGTCGCTCGTATTGGTCTTCTACTGCGTCATCCTTTCTTCGGTAACATGGCAACTCGTTTGCGTATTCTTGCTGCGGATGATTGGCTTATGACTGCGGCTGTTGACGGTAAGAATCTCTACTACAACACTCAGTTCTTTAACGCAATGAATAACAAAGAGATCGAGTTTGTTATTGCTCACGAGATCCTGCACTGTGTTTACGATCACCTTGGTCGTCGTGACTGGCAAGGTCGTGACATGCGGCATCGTCTCTACAACATCGCAGCAGACTATATTGTAAACAACCTGCTGGTGCGTGATCGTATCGGTACCAAGCCCAAGGTGGTTGACTGCTACCAAGACTTCAAGTATGAAGGCTGGAGCAGTGAAGAAGTCTACGAAGAGCTTTACAAAGAAGCTAAGAAAAACGGCGAAGATTTCCTTGACAAGCTGGGCGAGATGCTGGACGAACACCTTGACATGGATGGCGATGGCGACGAAAATGACAACGGTGAAGGCAAGGACAAGAACGGCAACGGTACCAGCAGCAAGCGTCCTAAATTTACTGAGGAGCAGATTCGTCAGCTAAAAGACGATATCAAAGAAAACATGCTCAGTGCTGCGCAGGCCGCAGGTGCTGGCAATGTTCCTGCTGGTGTCGCTCGCATGATCAAGGAAATGACTGAGCCTAAGATGAACTGGCGCGAACTGATTCGTCAGCAAATCCAAAGCACAATCAAGAGCGACTACACTATGATTCGTCCTAGCCGCAAGGGCTGGCATACTGGCGCTATTCTACCTGGTATGAGCTTCCAGGACACTATTGACCTTTGTATTGCACTTGACATGTCAGGTTCAATTGGTAGTGCTCAGGCTGCTGACTTCCTTGGTGAAGTTAAAGGCATTATGGATGAGTTTAAAGACTATCGCATCAAGCTGTGGTGCTTTGATACTAAGGTTTACAACGAACAAGACTTTAGCGCCGATGGCGGCGAAGATTTGATGGACTATGAAATTCTGGGCGGTGGTGGCACTGACTTGGATGCTAACTGGGAATACATGAAAGAAAATGATATCCAGCCTAAGAAGTTCATCATGTTCACTGACGGCTATCCTTGGAATAGCTGGGGTGACGCAGATTACTGTGATACTGTGTTTATTATCCACGGTCACAGTGATAAAAATCTTGAAGCGCCGTTTGGTGTTACTGCACACTACGAAGAAGGTAAATGATTAAGAACGGAGAACCAAATCCACTTAACGTTTTTGAAGTGAGGCGAGTCAAAGCGGCTGCGCCTCACTTTGAGTATGTTAACATACCTATGAAATACAATCTTGATCAAAGTTTGATAAAATGGATCGAACGAAACATCAAGAACAGATTCTACATAGGACGCAATGTGTTACTAGACGACAACAACAAAATTGCTCAGATAATTACAATTGGCTTTGAAGAGACCAAAGACATGAGCTATTTCATGTTGGCCTGTCCACATTTAAAGTACAACTAAATAAACTGCGCATATATAATAGTGTAAGGAGATTAAACTATGAGCGACAAAGCTAAAACAACCGAAGCTGAGGCAGAAACAATTACAGCACCTGCGCAGCCTCAAGCACAGGGTCCGGATCTTACTGTACAAGATCTTACTGCTCTCAAAAATATTATCGATGTAGCAAGCCAGCGAGGCGCTTTTAAACCTAGCGAAATGATGACTGTAGGCCAGACCTATATGAAGTTAGAGCAGTTTCTAGCAGCAGTTGCAGCACAGCAAACACAAGGAAATTAATATGTTAAAGCATATAGGACGTATGGTTAAGAATGGTAGAAAAGTCATTGTAGCATACAAAGTAGTACCAAACGAGCCAGATCATTGTATTGTGGTCACTACAGAAAATTTGATGGCAGAAGAACACGATACGCTGATTAAGTTGGTAGAATCTGCTGCTGGACAAGAAGCGGATGACCTAGCAACTGCAATGGCCAGAACACCGCTTCCTGATGGTAGAAACATGCTAACAGCATTTCACACCACAGGCAAAATGGTCAAGGTTCCTACCAACACAGTAGAAATGACTCCTACTATACAGAGTAAGATCATGCTCAGCGAACTGAACGAAGTTATCGCTCAACAGCGTGGCGTTACTGT